TCTATTTATGAGAGCCACAGCCATCGCCACAGACAGAGCCACAGCCATCGCCACAGCCAGAGCCATAGCCATAGCCAGAGCCAGAGCCAATACTTAGAAACTGCTTTATTCTATCTTCCATTACCTTGCCCATACCGGTACACTTTCAATAGATTTTACAGCTTCATCCGAACACGGGATAATTTCAATCACATCCAGGATCTCTATCTCTGGAACCGTAACTGTGAATTTGCATTCATGTGGGTTAGTTGTACCATTAACTGCTAATTGAGATATACTAGCAGCACCATCCCAATACCACAATCTACGACAATTTGCGAGCTTAACCTCTCTACCATTTCTTTCTACTAACTCTCCGAAAAATACACCGGAGCGATCTCCTCTTACAATTACTTTTTTCATAACTATATATATTATTAAAGTGGTTAATCGAAAATAAAGCGTCTATTTTCATTTAATATACAAAAAAGATTGTTCCTAGATACCGAACCAACGGACACTAGGATAGTATAGAACATGTAAAACTCAAATACAGGGACTCGCACCCTACGACATCCTGGGGTGTCGGCATTGGGTTAATTAATAAATGAATAGTTATTTGCGATTTCCGAATAATTCCAGAGCTAGATCACTATCTATTACAATAGTTCTTCCTCTTTGCTTGATTGCTTCATCCAATATCCCGGAAGATTTGATTTTTGAAGCATGCCTTTTAGTACAATGTAACAAATCAGCTAGCCCCTGTAATCCGTAAACTAGCTTTTTTTGTCCATCTGACTTTTGTACCGACATAGAACTTTGAAGCACGGCTTTTAATTCTCCAACTGTCAGATCTACTAGCCTAGTGTCATTTGAGATTCTTTCTACTCCAATCATTTCTATATCCTCCTATCTTTTGATTGAATTTCTTTATAACTTCTTTCTAGTAACATTACTATAGTGAGAACTACCATTATAGCGGCTGATATAGTTTCTTTGGTGGTTATTTCCAATTGCGTTGCTAAATGCATAGACATCCCCAGAGCAATAACCGCAATCACATTTTGTATTTTATGAATTGTTTTCATAGAATCTATTTTTATAGTTAATATTAGACAGCAAATAGCTATTATACTCTTCTTGCTCTTACAGAAGTTTCCACCGTTGTTCTCCTACTTCTTCTCATGTCGCCTTGCTCATGAAAAAGAGAAAAAGAAAATATACCAATAAATATCCAAGCCGTAGATGCACGTACAACAGGGGAAAAATCAAAAGTAAATTCAATTCCTGAAATCCTTTCATAGAACCTACGACATAACTGCCTTCCATTTTTAACATTAAGAACCTGAAAAGCTTTTTGTAACTGGTTATTGATAGTACTAGATGCCCGACATTTTATTTCAGCAATTTCTTCTTTTTCTAATCCTGAAATATACATCTGGGTGGTCAGTTCACATTCAGGAGTAAGTTCAGTCAATACTCTTTGCATGGTTATCAAATATTACTTTAGTCTAATAATAGAAGTATATCCGGGATTTGCGGTTTCTGAAACCCGAAACATCAAATCTATATTTGACTTTAATTTTTTAGTTAATCGAGCATCACGATTTCTACGTGCAGCTTCTGATTTTATTCCTGTATGTCGGGATTTATCATAGGGAACTTTATAGATATCCCCTACTTTCATTTTATCAAACAGTTTTCTCGTCTGATAGCTTTCGTCAACTACAATTTCTTTTTCCATAAGATTAATTATTTGATTATCATTAGTGGATGGTAGAGGAATCGAACCTCTCTCAATCGTGATAATTGGTTGCGCAACACGAAGCTCTAACCGATAAGCTAACCACCCTTATTAAAAAAGTGCACTATCTTCGCAGACCGTACACTATACAACCACACAAATAAAAAATAAAACACTACATAAAAGTGCCCTACCCGATTCTCGCTATCGGATACCGTTCAATCCGTCAGTAGGGCTATATATACACACTAATAGTGTGATGATCTTTAACTTATCGACTGCTGCTGTCTTAGGCTCATATCATCGCCATCGATTGCTTATACAGTTTATTATTCTCCGCCTCGGCTATAATGCTTATTAGCGCAGGCTACTTTAACGTGCCCTGAACACGGCTTCATTTTTGAGGGTTAAGCCTCCCATCCCGAATTAGGATTCATCGGTTTACCTTTGTGCCCTGAAAGCGTTTCGCTCGCTTCTTACGTAGGTTCTAACCTAACAGAGATTCGTAAAATTTTATACTTTCCAAAAAGGAATCTATAATTTCACTTTTAGTTTTATTACTTTTCGCCAATTTCCTAACAGTGGATTCATCATAAGTTTCTAAGTCTTTCACATATTTACGAAGAAAGACTAATTGATTATTTATATATTCTATATCCATAATTACCTCCAAGAACTATCACGATTTATATAATCAGCATGATTTCCGGTAAAGAACGCTTTCAATACATTACCTTCTTTTTTAGGAAACTCCGGCTTATATGACTTCTTTTCCTCTTCAATCTCTCTATATTCTCTCTGTTGTCTCTTTGCCAAGAACCAATCCTGCTTCAATGCTTCACTCAAAGAGATACGACGATACGCCTTCAAGATGTGAGCGTGTTTCATTATCTCACTGTTATTGAATTTACCGTTTTCTGTTAAGAATGTAAATGCGTTCATAATCGTATCTTTTTAATTTTAATATAAATGTACTATTGCGAATCATTTCAAAGTTGCGTATCTTTGCGATGTTTCGATGATGCAAATATACTGATTTATTTTCAGCAATCAAGGGTTTTGCTGAATTTATTTCAGTATAAAACATTATTTAACTATTATAGCAGATTACACATTATTATATTATGAAACAGAATATAGCTTTAGGATCTAGTGTTATTGCCATTGTTATAAGTATTATTGCAATATGCGTGGCAAACCCAAGCAAGCCAGAATTAGGCTTTGATTACCAAGGAATATTAATCGGCATTCTCTCTTTGTTAACTACTGTATTATTAGCATTTGTAGGAGGAAGCTATTTTCTTCAAATCAAAATGATAAACAAGAAAATAGAAGATATTTCTAATGAAAACAATCACGCCATTGCTGAAAGCATGTTCTATGAAGGATATAGAGGTATGACAAATACTTCCGTAGATTACGATAAATTTATTACATCACTTAAAACATCAGTAGCCGCTATAAATCTACATTTCTCTGAAGAAAAAGCAGAGTTAATATATGAAGTGATAAAAGATTACCTTCATGTGTACAAAGATTGGGGAGAATGTATAATTATCGAATTAGAAAAAATAAAATATAGATCTCCATCAATAGATAAATGTATCAAATTAATCAGAGACAAAATACATGATTAATAACCATATAGCAATAACTACTAACGATATCACAATCAAAGGCAAACACCAAGCTATTAATCCTATTACCAGATAGATAGCAGGTATTGATAATGATAATAAGAATGGATATTTATAATAATCCTTTTTAAAGTCAAACATATTACTTTGGATTAACAGTTATTAATTGAAAAAAAATATCCGCAATAGGTTGCAGCTACTACGGATACCATATATTAAACCTCTAACGAGGGAAGTTTAACCACTTTGTCTCTGTAACATCTGCAACTTGTTACGATGCAAAGATACAGAAATAAATTCAGTATGACAACAAAAGATAGATTAATAACATTTCTTGCATATATAAATATAAGTCAAGGAAAATTCGAAAAGGGGGTTGGTTTATCAACTGGTTTTGTTAATAATGTAGGAGACAGTATAAGAAAATCTACTCTTGATAAAATTTCCTCTGTATATCCTGAATTAAATACAGCATGGCTACTCACAGGCGTTGGAAATATGATAAATGAAAATAAAAACAACGTAGGAAGAGATAACTATGGTGTGCAAGGAAACGGTTCTCAAAATATTTCAGGCAACATGGTCAACGTAACTATGCCCGAATCCGGAACTCAAAAAATTATTAAGCCCACCGG